TGATCGTGGCCATTATTTCGTGAAGACCTCCGCCGCGGCGCCGAGCGCGGCGTCGGCCGCGTCCCGCTGGTAGCGGGCGTCCTCGGCCTCAGCCGCCGGCGCCAGGAACGGGCTCGCCGGTTTCTTGATCGTGCCCATCTCGATCCACAGCGCCAGGTTCGGCAGGTAGGCCGTGCGGGTCGTCCGCTTCCCCTGCCGCACGTGCGGCGGCGACGCGAACACCCCGACGCGGTATTGCCGCTGTTCCGGACGCGGATACACGTCGATCGACTGTTCGGTGATGCGCGTGTCTTTGCGGACGCGCGCCCGGGCGCCAGCCTTGACGCGCAGCGCCGTGTCGCGCGCTACCTTGCGCAGCCGCTCCGTGACCACGGCGGGGAGGCGCGACACGCCGGCACGGACCTCGGCCAAACCGGTCGTCGTCGCACCCGCGTTCGTCATGTTCGCGCCTCCCGTGGTGGGGTTATTCAGCCGGTTCGCCCCAGACGACGACGTCGTCGTCATCGAGGCCCATCTCGGCGTCCTTCTTCCGCTCGTCCTCGCGGCGCTTGCGCTCCTTGAAGAACGCGAGCCACGCCGTGAGCTCGAGCGACGACGCGCCGCCCCGGTCGGGCGGCGCCAGCAGCTCCTGGACGGTCTTGCCGAGTTCGAGCGCTAGTTCGAAGACGAAGTATCGGAACTCGCCTTCTCGGAACGCTTTCCCAGTTCGTCGATGTCCTCGTCGCTGACCCCCGACAGCCGCTGCGCGACGGAGAAGATCGGCGTCAGGACGTCCGCGCGCACCGCGCCCAGGGCATCGGCCTCGGCGTCGGTGAACAGGCGCTCGCCCTGCTCGGTGACCAGGCACCGCGCGACGAGCTTCGCGCGGATGTTCGCGGTGCTGACGTCACGGCTCTTGCCGCGGCCGACGACGAGCGACGCTTCGAACGCGTCGCGCTCGGCGCCGGTCATCCCACGCACGAAGACGTGCCCGCCCAGCGCGGGGATGTAGACCTTCTCCTGCGGCAGCTGCGTGGCGCCGAGGATGGATTCACGACTCAGGACAGACATTGGAGCTCCGTGTGTGGCCGATGGTCAGGAAACGGCCGCACGCGGGGCGCGGTCGAGGCTCGGCCCACCTCGAGGCGCCCCGCGGCGGCGTGCGAACTACGACGAGCTGGTGAGGAACGACAGCGCCCCGGTCCCGAGGAAGTTGATCGGGGCCATGTTGACGTCGCCCATCCCCGCCTCGATCTGCGGGAAGTCGCCGTCGAGCAGGATCGAGCCCTGCCACTCGGGGTTGCCGGTCGTGCGGATGCCGGTCGTCGGCCGGACGATCATCGCGACGCCGGTCGACGCGGTCGACTCGAGGATCCCCTTGAGGGTCTCGTAGACGCTGCCGGTCGAGTAGTCCTGGTACAGCTCGAGGGAGCCTTTCCAGTTGCGGACGTGGACGTTGAGGTTCTCTTCCCAGGTGTCGGTCATGGCCGTCGCCTGCTGCGGCGGCCGCTTGCCGGTCCGGATGACGACCTTCTTGACGCGCGCGGTGAGCGCCACGCCGTTGAGCGTGACCTGCGCGTTCTCGATGACATGTTTCGGCATGGTGCCCTCCACCGCGCGTGTTCAGGGCCTCTCCGCGCGTCCTGGCCTCTCGTAGCCTCGAAGGGCTTCCAAATGTCCGTCGAACCGGTTAGTCGGCGCCGGCGGCTTTCGCCCGGCCGCGCGCCGGCGCGGCCATCGGCGCCGTGTCGATCGTGCGCGTCGTTGGGGCGTCGTCCGCGGCGTCGGCGACGCGGCTGATGAATCCGGACCGCAGGTGGCTCACGAGCTGCTCGGGCGGAATCTCGTGCGCGAAGACCTCGCCCGGCGCGACGGTCGGCCCGCCGGAGTCGCTGTAATCGAGCGGCAGCGAGCCGTTGTTGCGGTAGTGTTCAGCCATTGACCAGCTCCTTCTTCAGCGGTCCGACGTGTTCCTTGCACTCGCCGCAGATGAATTCGACCTCGCCCATAGAGCTGAGATCCCTGCGGGCCTCGGCCGGGTGCGTGCACGGCGGTTCCTCGCCCGTTCCCACGAGTGCGAGCCGCAGCTGCCGGAGTTCATCGCGCAGCTCGAGCAGTAGACCGGCGCACTGGAGTTGTGCCGCGAGCTCGTAGAAGCCGCCGGCGACCGCTTCCGTCTGCGCCGCCGCGACCACTTCGCGTTCCGTCATGCCGCTTGCTCCACGTAGGCCCGGAACGTCCCGACCGCTTGGAACACCGGCACGTCGTTCACCAGTTCGGGGTCCGGGTAGCACTCCGTGTTCTCCCAGTTCAGCGCGCAGCACACGTGATTCGTCACCACGGGCCGCTGCTGGTCGAGTAGCGACATCGCAATCCCGAGGATCTCCAGCGCGTCGCCGTAATCCGGCTGCGCGCCGACGACCCGGACCTCGAAGCGCGCCTCTTCTCCCGGGACGGTCATCGAGTCCCAACGGATGCCGCGCGGCGACTGCAGGATCACGTAGGGCCGTGCCGTGCCCTGCGGCGCCTGCCCGTGCCAGACACCGCCAGACGCCTGGTTGGTCAACGTGGCGACGTTCAGCAGCCCGTAGACCGCCGCCATCAGCGGGTGCAGCGCGCCGCGTCGGGTCAATCCCATGTCATTGCGCCAGGCCGCACTTGAGCATCAGGAACCGCCGGCGGCCGTCGGGGTTCGACACTTCCTCGATCTGCAGCTCCACGTCGCCGAAGTCGTGCAGCACGATCGACATCTTCGGCAGCACGCCGAACCGGTACCGGATCCGCACCAGGTAGGTGTTCAGCGCGACCATCTGCCCCGCGTCGAACACCTCGCCGCCGACCCCAAGCGGCGGGGTGACCTCGGCGGGAATCGACGCGGCGAAGTCCGACGCCGTGTCCGTCGCGTACCCCGTCCCCGCGGCCTTCGCGCGCGTGAACGTCTTGAGCGTCACGACGTGCCGCATCCGGCCGATCGACGACTCGGGGTGCGCCTGGCTCCTCATCCGGCCGATCGACGACTCGGGGTGCGCCTGGCTCCTCGACATCAGACGATCTCCGGCAGCCGGTACTCGGCGAGAAACGCCTCGACCTGCGACGGCATCTCGTCGGGCACGTCCCCGCGGTTCTCGTAGATCGCCGCGGTCAGCGCCTTGAGCGCCTGGACGATCGGATCCGGCACCCCGCTCGCCGCCGTGCTGTAGCCCGCTTCGACGCGCACGATCACCGCGTTGTACTTCCGCAGCGACGACGGCCAGGTCGCCCCCAGCCCGCTGTTGATGAACACCCGGCCCGGCTCGCTGTAGGTGTCCACCTCGTAGTCCGCCGTGCTGAGGGTCGTCTCCCCGTTGGTCGTGTCGTAGCTCTTGATCGACAGCACGCGCGACAGGGGCGAGACCGGGATCTCCAGCGCGTCATCCGAGCCCGGCGCCGCGTCCCGATCGAGCGCCAGGTCGAACTGGTCCTTGAAGAACGACCGCCGCGACCGCGTCTCCAGCTCCTTCTTCGCCGCGTTCATGTAGCTGCGGATCGCGTCGTCGTCGGACCCGGAGCTGGACGGCAGGCGCAGGTGCAGCTTCATGTCGGCGAGCGACACGATGTCCTGCGTCGACGTGCCCGTCGAAACGGGCTGCAGCGCCCAGTGCATTTACCCTCGCCGCTCCGGCTTGCGGCCACGCGCCGGCGGCCGCGGGCCCGGCGCCCGGTGCGCGGCGGTTTCCGCCGGCCCGGGGACGGCCACTTCGCCGACCCGCGCGTAGCCCGTTTGCAGCAGTTTCTCGGCCTGGCGCTGGGCGATCTCGCCCGCGCCCGGCGTCTCGGGATCGGCGACCACACGGAGACGCTCCCCGCGGGTGTAGTCGGCGGCGTTCTGCACGATGGTGATGATCGTCACGAGGCCCTCTGCTCGATCGGCACGCCGCGGCGGTGGTGCTCGATCAGTTTCCGGTGATAGAGCGCTTCCTCGAGCGCGCCGTCCAGGCAGTGCAGCGTGTCGAAGCACTTGTTGCGCTTCTCGGTCAGCTCCGCGATCCGCTTGTCGAGGAACGCTGTGCTGATGACGCCCTCCCGGTCGCCGCGCCGCTCGAAGCCGTAGAGATGGTCCCCGCGCATCAGCGCCGCGCTGTTCGGGATGACCACCTGGATGCCGAGCCCCTCGGCCAGGCCCACGAAATACTCGGCGTTGGGCCGCTGCTCGGCGTACTCGGAGTCGGCCGCCAGGTCGATCCCGTAGAGGCCGATCCACTCGACGTGCCGGCCGCTGCCGTCCGGCTGCAGCTGGGCGTCGCGGCCCTCGGCGAGCGCGAGCGCCAGCATGTAGCCGATGGTCGACGTGAAGTACGGCGCCCGCCCGCGGGACTCGAAGAAGAGCCGCGCCATCGCGGCCAGCGGGTAGACCTCGCCGGCGGGGATGTCCTCGAACCGTTCCCGCATGTAGAGCGGCTTGCCCGGCGAGTGCTGGTGATAGGTCTGCAGCCAGCGCACGTGCTGCTCCTGGTCGCGGTTGCCCTTGATCTCGAAGTTCTCGCGCGCGTGCAGCTCGAACCAGCGGTCCCAGCGAGGGAGGTATCGATGTAACTCGTTGATTCCCCATATCTCGACGGATGGGTCATCGAACGGCGCCGACTTATACGTATCTGCGAACCCTACGATTGCGACCTTGCGACTCATGCGCGGCGAGCCTCCACTGGCTTCTGGAAAACACCCGGTGGGACCGTCCCGCCGGGTGAGGGCCGGCAGGAGCGGGGCGAAGAAGCCGCTCCTGCCGGCGTGGTGAGCGCGTAGCCGGTCGCTACGAGCTCGGGAGCTCGTCGGCGCCGCCGAACACGAGGACGCCGGCGACGGTCAGCATCTCGCCCGACGACGTGCACGACAGGTCCGGCGTGACCTGCTGCCGGACGTAGCGGCGCGCGGCGCGCAGGTTGACGCGCTGCTCGATCACGCCCTGGGTGTCCTGCGCGCCCGTCGCGCCGGTGGACCCGAGCGTCTTGTTCGACGGCACCGTGTCGGTGCTGAAGTTGTCCCAGCTCGTCCCGTCGGACGAGTGCTGGAAGTTCAGCGTCCCGAGGGTCGCCGTCTTCGTGGTGCTGCCGACGAACCGGCCGGTCACCACCGAGCGGCACGACTGGAAGTGCCGCGGCAGCGCGAGCCGGTCGATCGTGACGCCGCTAATGGCGTCGCCGTCGGCGGTGGTGGCCGAGAGGATGTGGGCCGCGAGCGCCGATTCGGCCTTGATGTAGCGCCCGATGTCGTACTGCTTTGCCATGCTCATGGCGAGTTCTCCTTCTTGAGGGGCCGCGCGGGGCGGCGGATGATTCAGGCGGCGCCCCGGTCAGGAGCGCCGCGCTGCGACATCAGGGCGCTTACGCGCCGTAGGCGACCGCTTCGGTCACGTGCGCGCTGACCACGTGGCGCATCGCGAAGTCCGTCTTCCGGATCAGCCGGATGACCGACTCGTCGCGCGACACGCCCGAGCGGAGGGTGCCGCCCGAGTCCACGTAGGCCGCATTGGCGAACAGCTCGATCTCGATCTCGCCGTTGTCGCCGATGAAGCACTCGGACATTTCGGCGTAGTAGATCTCCGAGTCCGTGCCGCCGCCGAGCGTGATCGAGATGTTGTTGGTCTTGTGGACCGGGGCGTCCGCGAGGCGATCGCCCTGGCGCAGCTCGGGGAACGCGAAGTTGCTGTTCGCGTCCACCAGGTCCCACGCCATGTAGTTCTTGCAGCGCGAGGCCATGAACCACGCGCGGTGGACTTCCGGCGCGTTGTTGTTGCCCAGGTAGTTCAGCGCCGTGCGGATGTCGGTCCGGACGTTGGCCAGCGTCGTGCCCGCCGAGTTGTCGCGGCCGGCATCGCCCACCCAGTAGTAGATGCCCTTGGGCGTGTTCGCCAGCCCGCTGCCCTTGAGGAAGGCGACGTCCTCGGCGTTGGCCGCGGCGCGCACCATGTCGTCGCGGATCAGCCGATCGACGGCGAGGTTCGAGTTCTTCAGCAGGTCGTTGCTGATCGGCACGAGGCAGGTGAGCTTCTTCTCGGTGAGCTTGACTTCACCGGTCGCCACCTCCGACGGCGTGATGTTGTCGCCCTCGTTGCCCCAGTAGGCCGTCGCGCCGCCGGTGATCTTCGGCAGCGTGGCGGATCCGTTGACGAGCGGCAGCGTCCGGGCGCCGGCCATGCGCACCATGGCCGTGGCCCGCAGCAGTTCGATCAGCTCGCTACCGACGAAGTTGTCCGCGATCAGCGCGCCGCCCGACGTGAACTGCGACGCCTGCATCGCCCGCGCCTGCGGCGAGCTCTCGCCGTAGGCCTTCGTCGCCCACCGGACGGCCGCCATCTTGTCCTGGCCGAAGCGCATGCGGGCCGAGACCAGTGCGCCGAGGGCGTCGCCCTTCTCGGGCTTCACGACATCGGTCACGGTGATGTGCGGGGTGTCGTCGCTGCGCTGGCCGCCCTGGGTCGCCGGGGCGATCGCCTCGATCTCCCCGATCTCGGCGCCGAGCTCGATCGACCGCTCGTGGACGGTGATCTGGCCCTTGAGCGTCTCGGCCTCGGCGCGGGCCGCCTCGTACTGGGTCGTCTCCTCGGCCGAGAGCCCCCGGCCCTCGGTCTTTGCCTTGTCGAGGACGGCGCGTGCCTCCTCGAGCTTGGCCTTGCGCTTGTTCCGCAGTTCCTGCAGATTCATGGTGCCTCCCTTGGCCTGTGCCCGAATGCACAAAGGGCCAGTTGCGCGTGTTCAGGGCCTCACCGCGCCGCTGGCCTCTCGTCAGCCTCAGAAGGGCTTCAGTCTCTGGATTCCGGTCGCTGGCTTACGTGCTCACCGCCACATCGGCATCGACGCCGATCAGGAAATTGAACGAGTTGCACGAGCCGCACTTCACTTCGAGTTTGGCGCCGGGTTTCAACGCGTCCGGCGTCACCTTGAGGAGCAGCCGCCGGCACTTCCGGCAGCGCGTCTCTTCCAGCGTCTTGGTCGCGGCCTCGGCCATCTACGCCTCGAGTTCCTCCAGCGCGAGTTCCCGCTCGAGCATCTCGCGCGCGGAAACCGCCGCGGCCGCCCGGGCTTCGTCCTCCGGGGGCGCGGAGGGCGCACCGGCCTCGGCCACCGGCGGGTCCGCGATCTCGGCGAGGGTCTTCGCGCGCGCCTGGGCCCGGGCCGACGCCGTCGTGTCCTCGTAGGCCGGCATCGTGACGGGCCCGACGTCGAAGAGCTTGGCGCGCTTGATCTTCCGGAGCGGCAGCTTCGCCGGATCGTCCCGGACCCACTCCTCGTCGTCGTCGTGTTCGACCACGAACATGAAGCTGCTGCCGGTGACGTCCTTCCGCTCGATCTTCGCGGCGACGCTCTGCGCCTGGGGATCGTCGGCGTTCAGGTCGCACTCGTAGCGCAGTCCCGTGCTGTCCTCCTCGACGCGCGCCGTCCGGTTCGCGGTGCGGCCGAGGATGTAGTTCGGGTCGTGGTTGAACTGGCAGCAGATGTCGTCGGCGGCCACCGAGTCGGTGAAGGCGCCGGGGAGGATGACCTCCCGGAACCAGCTGCCGATCACCGTCTCCCGGTTGAAGACCGCGGCGTAGCCCTCGAGGACCGTCGGGCCGCTCTCCGCGGCGCGCCGGCCTACCTGGCCGATGAAAGTGCGGCGTTCGCTATGCAGCATCGTTACTCCTCCGAGAGCTGGCCGGCGTCGACGACGCTCGGCAGCTTGCCGTCCGTGAGCGCCTTGGCCATCACGCTGGCCGGCACGTAGTTGGCGACCGGCACCAGGTACTGGTCGCCGAAGTCGTCGTCGCGCACGTTCTCGTCCTCGCGCCGCAGCAGGTCGTTGGGCGAGGCCATGCCGATCTCCGCCTGGATCTTGTAACCCGCCATCCGTTCGGCGAACGAGCCGCGGACGAGCGAGTTGACCACGAAGCCCGCGTCGTGCGTCTCGAAGCCGCGGTCCGAGAGGCAGTCGCGCCGCGTGGCCTGCACCCACTGCACGAGCCAGTTCATGAGGGTGAAGTTCACGAACCCGAGGCCCATCTGCTCGATGCCGCTGCCCCACGCCGTGCTCTTCGTCATGTGCTGGATCATGAAGAGCGGCACCCGCAGGATCCGGGCGGTCTCCTCGATCTGCAGCGACCGCGTCTCGAGAAACTGCGCCTCGACGTTCGGCAGGCCCACCCGTTCGAACTTCAGGTCCTCTTCCAGGATGGCCAGGCGCTGCTGGTTGCTCAGGCCCCCGTGCACCTTCTGCCAGCCCTCGCGCAGGTGCTGCTTGGCCTGCGGGCTCAAGCGGGTCTTCGAGTAGAGGATCCCGGCGGGCGTCTGGTTATTGCCGAAGAACCGCTCGCCGTATTCCTGGGCGGCTTTCGTCAGCCCGAGCGAATCGAGCAGCACGCGGATCGGCGAGCGGCCCGTGAGGCCGTTCTCGCAGTTGATCATCAGGTGCTGGATCGGCGGCCGCCGCGGATTCCAGATCCACTCGAAGCCCTGGCCGTTCGCGGCGGTGTAGCGGAACCGCTTGCGGTTCTGCTCGTCGCGATCGACCCGCATCCGGTTCGGCGCGAGCGGCCACAGCGCCTTGACGCGCCCGTCCCCGTCGCGCTCGATCTCCGCGTAGCTGTTCCCCCAGGTCGCGAGGAACCGCGTCTGCATCTCGCGGTACACGTAGGCGATCATCTCGGGGTTGGCGAAGTCGTGCAGGACCGTGTACAGCGGATGCCGTTCGTCGGGGAACTTCCCGCCGCGCACCTTCCGATAGAGCTTGAACGGCAACTGCCCGACGGTCTCGCTGATGACCCGCACGCTGGCGTACCACGCGGGGATGCCCTCGGCCGTCGACTCGTTGACCGTCGCGCCCGACGTCGTCTTGCCGCCGCCGAGCGCCTGGATCAGCGAGACGGTCGGCGACGTCAGCGTGCCGGCCGCGATCTCCTCGCCGCGGCGCTCCCCCATTGGGGCCGCACGGCGCGCGAGGGCTTCAACGAGCATGCGCTACGCCCCCTCTCCGCGATCCGCCGTCTGCTGCGCCCGGGTGCGGCCGAGCGCGAGGCCGAGGACCAGCACCACGAGGCCGGCGTAGATCCAGGTGGCCACCGGCAGCAGCTGGTGCACCCCGACGCCGATCAGCGCCAGGCCCGTCGCGGTGATGAGGTCGACGCCGAAGGCGCCGATCAGGCCGCTGTCGAGGAACCGCTCCGTCAGGCTGCGCGCCGGCGCCGCCGGGAGCGTCGGGAGCTCCTGCAGGTCAGAGGACAAACACTTCCTCCTCGTCGTAGACGGACGACCCGTCGCCGCTTTCGCGGTCTGCGACCGAAAGCGCGGTGAGTAGCGCGACGATGCCGTCGATCTTGTTGTGGGAATCCTTCCCGCCGGCCTTCCGCGGGTAGACCTCGTCCTTGTGGCTCGGCACGACGACGACGTTGCTGGCCATCCAGGTCAGCACGGGGTTGCCGTCATGGCGCAGTTTCTTCTGGAACACAAGCCGCTCGAGCGTCTGCATCGCCGGGTTCATGACGTCGACGCCCTGGCCGACGGTCAAGACCTCGGCGCCGCCGGCGAGGCGGTCCTGAAGACGCTGCTGCATCTGCGCGGCGAGCGCGCGGTCGAAGCACACGGCGCGCACGTTCAACGTCTCGCACCAACCGACAATGTCGTCCTCGATGCGCGCGAAATCGGCGACGTCCCCGTCGGTGGCAATGAGATGCTCCGCGTGGACCCAGCCGCTGTACTGCGCGATCGGTGAGCGATCGACGGTTTCCTCGGGCAAATAGAACCGGCCGAATGCCACGTAGAGACCCGGCTCCGGCCGGAACAGGGCGATGGTGGCGGCGATGTCGCGGACCTCGGCCAAGTCGACGCCGATCCAGCACGGCACGTCGGTGAAGTCCTCGATCTTCAGCTTTGGGTTGCCGCAGGCGTGCCACTTTTGCATCGGCATCCAGCTCGCCTCGGCCTTGACCCAGACGTTCAGGTGCTTCGTCAGGAAGTTGTTGATCGACGCCGGCGAGGCCTTCGCCTTCACGGCCTTCCGCTTTAGGTCGTCGGCACGGACGCTAACGCCGTAGTTCGGATTCGCTTTCCGCCACGCGAGTTCGCTCTCCCAGTCGTCGCCGTCGTCGATCGTGTAGTTGATGCCGAAGTAGGTCTCGTCCGCGATCACGCCGTCGAGGATCTTGTGGAGGTACGTCAGTTGCTCGAAGCAAATCCCCGCCGTCTGAACGCCCGCCGTGCTGATGGCCCAGATGATCGGCTGCTCGCGCGCGCCAGTGGCCGTCTCGAGGACGTCCCAGACATCGCGGGTCCGATGGGCGTGCAACTCGTCGATCGCCGCCAGGTGGACGTTGAGACCGTCGAGGCTTTGGGCGTCGGCCGACAGCGGTGAGGCCTTGCTCGCCGTGGCTGGCACCTCGAGAACCTTGGTCGTCTTCGCGCCAACAAGGACGCCGAAATAGTCGCGGAATTGCGGCGACCGCTGGGCCATGTGCCACGCGATCTCGGCGACAACCTTCGCCTGGTCGCGAGTCGTCGCGGCGCTATAGCACTCCGCGCCGACCTCGCCGTCGGCGGTCAACATGAACAGCAGGACGATCGCGAGCAATGTGCTCTTGGCGTTTTTTCTAGGCACGAGAATCAACACCGTCTTGAACCGCCGCGTGTTCGTTCCGACTTGCTTCCAGCCAAACACCGTTGTCAGCATCCAGCACTGCCACGGCTCGAGCTCGATCGTCTGCCAGATGGCGCGTTGTTCTTCGTCGTAGCCGACGATCCTGGCTTTCGGTCCCTTGATGTGCGGCAGCGCTTCGGCCGCCTGGCAGATCGCGGTCGCAGCGGCCGGATCGAACCAGAACGGAAACCCTTTGGTCTTCTGCCGCTTCCGGTCCTTCGCGTTGCGCTCGCACGCGAGCCGGACCCACTTACACGCCGGGATGCGCTTGCGTCGAACGTCGTCCTCGTATTGCTTCGCGATCCCGACGTAGTCACGCTCCACTGGCGGCTACTTCTTCGCGGCGGCGATCTTGGCCCACGGATTGATCGGTGTCGCGCCTCGACCGCGGCCATTGCCGGCGCCGTCGACGGCCTTTCCGAACGGCGCGAGTTTGAATCTCCCCATCAGCGCCTCGACTCGCTGCGCCAGCTGCCGGTACGATCCGGTCAGCGGATGCGCTTTGAATTCCCGCAGTTCGTTGCCTTCAAAGTCGCGCGTCACCTTGACGAACGTGCGGCCGTCCTTCTCGATCTGCTCGCGCGTCGCCCGCTTCTCGGCATCGACCTCGCACAGCAACCGAAACGCCCCGACCGTCGCCGTCGTCAATGTCCCTTGCTCGATGGCCAGCGGCGCGTACGTGGCCCAGAAGTCCCACTGATCCGCAGGAAGATCAGCCGGCGGCTTCTGTGGGACATCCCCAGCCCGTCCACCATCGATCGGTGTGAAAGGCACCGTGTTCCGGCGTCTTTTCGGCTTCCGACCGGCGCCAACCCTGGCTCCACCATGGCCCATTCCCATCAGGACGCCTTCGACTGTCGCTTCCGCAAGTACTCGATGGCTGCCACCAGGCGACACTCGCTGTCTCGAAACATCCCCAGCCCGGTATTGCAGCCGTTGCACAGGAGCCCTCGAACCAAACCCGTCTCGTGGTCGTGGTCGACGTGAAGCGGATCCATCTCCTCTCGACAGATCGCGCAGCGGCCATTTGCCTCGGCAATCAAGGCCGCCAGTTCGTCGGTCGTCAGGCCGTATTTCTTCGCCCGATAGACCGTCATGTACTTACGCTTCTGATACGCGGCACGCTCGCTCGAGGGCATCGTCGAATCAAACGAGAGCACCTTCTTGCGACCGCACCCAGTGCGAGGACCGCCGCGGGGCTTCTTCTCAGGCCGCGGCTGTTCAACTCGAATCTTTCGCTTGCGACCAGCCCCGACGCGTGCGCCGCCGCTCGCGTCGTGAAGAACGGCTCAAAAGCGCGCTTCAACGTCGCTTCATTCATCCCGAAGCCGCTGTCGGCGATCTCCAGCTTAACGGCGTCGCCCGGCCAAACATTGATCGCTGCGCTGCGTTCCTCGGAAATCTGATCGCGCGTGAGCGAAACTTTCAGACGACCGCCCGTGGCCAGCGCGAAGCACAGGGACGGAAACTCCCGCTCGAAATCCGTCACCGTCGGAAACTCGCTGCGGATGGCTGTAAGCAGCGCC